CGGGGTACTAAAGTGGCGCCTTCGTCAGGTGTAGCCCCGGGCCGGGTATGGCAGCTTTTGCCTCGACGGCCCGCGGTGCTTCTCATATCGGCGATACATCCTGCAGCTGCGGTGCAGGCAAAGGTAGACCATGCCCTCCTTGTCGCCGCGCTGGCCGATCAGACTGCCAGGATGCCAGGGGCATAGAGCCCCGTTCGCCGCCAGGGCCTCTTCGACAGTGATCGGCGGGTCCGCCTTTTCGTCCACCGGGAACTTCAGCTTGCGTGACGGCGGCTCGTATCGGCCGCTGCTCGCCTTGAGTTCGCTGGGCCTCATACAACTCCAGCGAGTCGGCGTTTCGCTGCTGCCCGGTAGAGTTCATCAATCGGCGTCTCCCAGCGTTTGCGCCTCTCTTCGTGCCCACGGACGGCATCGCCAAAGACGTGCGTCGCGACGTACTGCAAAGCATCGTGGGGATGGCTGTACTCATTCTTTTCCGGTTCGTCGTGATACCGCTCGGCTGATCCGGCAACCTTGACGCGTCGATACTGGTAGCGGCCGAGAAAGCCCTTGCGCAGAACCGTGCAGCGCGGACTGATCTGAAACTGCGGCTTGCCGCTTCGCAGGGTATTGAGCGGCTTGCGGACGGACTCCAGGCGAGCGGTCAGGTTCTGCTGGCCGGCTTCCATTCGGATGCCCTTGCCGGCCAGGATGTCGTAGCAGGTCTTCTCATCGCGGTCAGCGGTCATTGCTGAGCGCTGCTTACCAGCAGGATCGCCGTAGTCCTCGAACTTGTAGCCGGCGAACCGCTGGGCGCACAGCTCGAGCACACAATCGGCAAAGGTACTGATGCCGATGTCGTCTCCGCAGAGTTCCTCAAACACGATCCAGCGCCCGTCGGGCAGCAGCTGCGTGAAGATGCAGGCCGGCGTCAGACCGAAGTCCCAACCGCGCTTGATCGTGACGCCTGGCACCGACTCCACCTCGGCGCAGTGCAGGCCGTCGTTGTACTCAGGGAAGACTGGCTTGCCGTCTTTTACGAAGCCGTATAGCCCATCGACATAGACGCGAATGAAGTCCGGATCTGCATCCGCCATTAGGTTGGCGTAGTAGTTGGGCGATAGGTTCGGCAAGTTCTCGGCGTCGGCTGAGCGCCCGCTCGGTTGCTTGAAGATCTCGGCGTTCGTTGGCTGATCGTCTTCGGCCTTCTTCTCCTCGAAAAGCTTGTACCACCAGCTGTCGTCGTCAGCCGGATTGGAATCCATGAAAATTCCGGGATCCACGCAGCCACCCTCATTGCGCGGCGGATAACGATCCACGCGGCCCTTGAGCGCTCGTATCACTGCCCATGGCACCTCGCGGGCCTCGTTTACCCATGCCGCGGTGAGTTCCAGCGACAGGAGGTTGGCTACGTGCTCGGGGCGGTCCAACGCTCGGAATAGAATCTCCACATCGAGATCGCCGAGATTATTGAGGCGGTAGCTATGATCGCTCTCCCGATAGGTACCGAAGACCTGATTCGGCAGCCAGTGCAGAAATGTCTTGATCGTGGTGTCGGCGAGCTGACCGTAGGTATTGCGGATACAGGTGAAGCGCGCTCGGCGCTTGCCATCGATTAGCGGCTGGCGCTGGGCAAGCTTTACGAGCTCGATGACGCATCCGGAGGATTTGCCGGAACCGAATGGCCCCATCAGCCCGCGGATGAACGCTCGCGACTGGCTGAAACGCTTGATGGTCGGAACGCTCGCATAGGAATAGTCGCGGCGAACCTCGAGAGCATTGGCTTCAATCACGGATGACGAGCGTCCCGCGCACACCGATCTCGCCATTGATCTCGGTTCTGGCGAGTTTCGGCAGGACAAATTCAGCGAGCTTTACGTACAAATCGAGGGCCTTGTCGGGATCCTTCTCTGCAACGCGTTGCCAGAGCTTCTGGACCTCGCCAGCGTTGCCCTCGACAAAGGTAGCGATGGCGGTCCGGATCGTCTCAGTCGCCTTATTAGGCGTTCCCTTGGGCCTTCCGGGTCCTGGCGTGCCGTCGCCGACGCGACGTTTTCTAGGTGTTTGTTTATCGGTCATTGCAGGCGCTGTCCGGGCGGCAGCGTCTCGACTCTGGTGGCCTGTAGCCTGACAGCCGCGTCGCTGAGGAGCTGCGCCCACGCTAGGAAGGGCCGATCTACATCCAGCCCCTGGCTGCGTGCCCACTGTTCCATAGCGCTCGCGATCGTGCATGCCCCTATGACCTGGCCCTGCGAGATCGTGCCGAGCTTCTCTTGCACGCAGGTCCATACCAGAACAGCGAGGTAGGCCGCCGGATCCGAACCACGCAGAAGGAACGTCGGCTCCTGCTCGGTCTCGATGGCGCTAGAATCAGTCTCCGTGCCCATCAGGGCGCCGATCGGCAGCGTCATATGAAAGCACCAGAAGCGGGCGAATATACGGGTATATTCATCACCGGCATTTTGCTAGGGCTGCTCATTTATGTCCTATTTCATTGGCTCTAAGCCGAGAGCCAATCGCCTGCGAAATTCATCGAGATTGCCTGGTGCCGCATTAAACGCACCTAGTTGAGCGCCTGATCCGAACGCTGGCCTGCCTGCCCAGTTAAGCGATACGGGACTTATCATCCCCTTGGACAAGGCGTAAGCCGATGCGGGCACGCCTATCAAACCACCCGCCGCCCCCGCTGCTCCACCAGCACCGCCTAGCAATGCACCCATCCCCAAAGTGACTCCATTCTTGAATAGCTCGCTCTGGTTCATTCCGCCGGCTGTCCCGCTCGCATTGGCAAAGACCTTCGAACCTTCCTTGATGTTCTGCGCGACGCCAGCCGTATTCTCAAGATGTTCGCGCGCCGTAGTTCCCTCGTCCCCAAAGAGCGCCGTCTTGGCTTCGTCCGACATGCGGTTCCAATTCGTAAGAAATGTCTGCGGCGAATAGACATCGCCGGCCGCGTTCTGATTGCCGGCGGGCGCGCGGCCCATGCGGTCAAGCACGGTAGCTGCGACAGTATTGCGTTGATCTGGAGCGATGCTGCCAAGAATGGTGCGCAGACGCGAACCGCCATAATCTGAACCTGACATTGCGGAACGGAAGATCGCCTCCGGGCCGCCCTGTCGGTTGACCAGACTGTCGAGCTGATCCATGCGATCAATGCCGGTTCGATAGAATGACTGCGCTTGCTGCCACGCATTGGCTGCTTGCGGCCCGGCATTCTGCACCGCCACGCCCATATCGTCGGATAGCGCGCCATAAAGCTGCTTTAACTGCCCGCGCGGAATACCCGATATCAGTTCATTGCCTCCAATGAGGTCCCCAACCTGGGAACGCACACGAGAAAGCGCAGCATACGGAAGGCTATCGCCTGCTCCGACATCGTTGACAATCGCATCGCGAATGGAGGCTATTTTAGGATTCGTGAGCGTTGCCGATACGCTCTCGGCCCCGGCAATTGGTTGCGTTAGATTGTCGAGTGTTTCTAACGCATTGCTGACCGATACCTTTGAATCCTGGGGTACGTATTGATCGACCTTCTTGAACAGCGTACTTGACTGCTGGCGGAACTGATCCACCGCACCGCCCTCGCCCTTGACCCCCTGTGTGATGGCTTCCCCAGCTGCCTCCGGACCCACGTTCTCAGAAAGTGAGGACACCGTACCCTCGGCGGCAGAGCCCAAATCCGACGCCTGTTGCCCGGCAAACTTGCTGAATACTCCAGCCCCACCAGGGATCTTTGATAACATCGATTCAAGAAACTGCATTCTCCTAGTGCCAGATGCCTGTCCCAATGAGGGTTCTGCCCCGGCCTCTCGGAACGCTTCCACGTTTTGATTAAGCTCATCCGGGCTGAATCCACGGATCATTGCCTTAGTGACAAGCGGCATCCCATAGCCCACGCCCAATTGTGTAAGCCCCGAAGCTGCCGTGTTGGCCCAATCACTTTCAAACGGACGCGCTTCGCTAACGACTTGACCAGAGATCGCGGCTGGTAGACCCCCGGCATACGCTCTTGCCGCGCCTCCTACACTCCCACCGCCCACCGCAGCCCCTGGAATTACGCTCCCAGCCACTGAAAGATAGCGACTAGCGGGATCCTGTGGCGTGTCCATAGTCGTTGGCGTCAGGTTGTGGAACCTATCGAGCCAACTGGCAAGCCCAGCCCCAAATGGGGACGGCTCCTGGTTTACTTGCAGCGCGCTCGGAGGTACCTGTCCCGTGACTTTGGAGTATCCATAGCCAAGACCAGCGCGGGCGAGATTAAACACGTTCGCCGCCGCATCCAGCGGTATCGTCGGCAGATATGAAGCACCGCGCCACACACCGGATTCAAATGCCTGCACTCGATCCGACGTCGTAGGATCTGCTGCAGGAGCCACAGGCGGAGCATCTGGTATCGCTGCAACTGTCTCAAGCGGAGCGGCAGCCCACGCGCCTGGAGAAGACTGCGATGCGGTTTCCTCTGGCGCGTCCTGCCACCCGCTCATGGTTTTCTGCGAATCTTGCCGTCAGGGCCGATGAAGCGCGTGCCGCTGTCTAGCTTCACGTAATCCGCATCCGATGCGACGAAAGGCGTAGGCTTCAATTGCGCATATTGCGGCTGGTGAATCACGGGGCCAGCTGCGGAAATCATCGAATTGCCTCGGATCTCTCTCTGCTTTTCCACCTGGGACGTTTCCGTTGCGTTCCTGGGGTCTATGGGAAATGTGCTTCCGAGATTAAGTCTGATAGCTGCAGGGCTAAGTCTCTGACCGCCCTCTTCGTGGCTCAATGCATCGATCATCGGCAGGGCGCCGGCTATATAGGTGGCCGCCCTCGGGTCCAGCTGCTTGGATACCCATTGCTTTGCCCATTCATCGACTGCTTTCGGATCGTCACTTGACGCAAGTTTGAACATGACGGTGCGATCGGCCAGCGGCATTCGATACCCGGTCGCTTCAACGCCACGCACGGTCTGAAGACCCTGAGAGTACGAACTTGCCTGCTGCGCAGCAGCGTAGTTCTGCGGGGTCGGTTGCGAATATTGGCTTGTAGTGGGGCCTACCTGACTGCCGAGGCCGCCCGAAGGCGCTGCAGGTGTGGTTCCCGGTGCGGATACAGGTTGCAGCCTCGCTGGCATTCGTCCTGGTCCTGCTGTT